CCACGGTAGACGACGAGCGGGACGAGGAAGGCAACCTTGTAGACCCGTCGGCGATAGCCATAAAGCGTATTATCCCTGAAATATGGATATGCGCCCTTCTCGGTAGTGAGAAGATAGACGGATATAAGAGTCCTTTCTATCCGAAGTGGCGTACATATCCGATAATTCCTTTCTTTGCTCATAGGATAACAACACCCATGAAAGACCGGGACTTGATGTTTCAGGGCATTGTCCGGGGGCTGATAGACCCGCAGAGAGAGTTGAATAAGCGACGTACACAGGAATTACGTCTATTAAACACGTCAGCGAACTCCGGGTGGTTATCGGAGCAGAGCGCGTGGGTTAAGAAGGCAGACGTTAAGAAGTTCGGAGCAAGCCCCGGAGTGAACCTTGAGTACAAGAAGGGTATGACGAAGCCAGAGAAGATCACACCGACACCTTTATCTCAGGGTCACGCACAGTTGGCGGTAGAGAACGCACAAGATATGAAGGAGATATCCGGGATAAACGCTGACTTGTTATCAATGAACGACAACAAGAACGCTTCCGGGAGAGCGATACACCTACGACAACAGCAGGGCGTTGTTATGGTGCAAAGGATTTTTGACAACTACGGGCGTACTAAGGATTTACTGGCAAGGTTCATGCTTTCGCAGGTGGGCGAACTGTATACGGTTGATACAGCTATAAAGGTTATGGGCGACGGGTTCGTGAACGAGAACTTCCAAGTCCCGGTTATGACGCAGAGTGAAGTGGACGGGGCAGAAGTCCCGGAAATGGACGAATCTGGTCAAATGGTTATGGAAGTCGACAAGGAAGCCGTCGGAGCGGTATTCAACAAGGTTCTGACAGATACAGAGGTAGGCAAGTTTGACGTAGCCGTTGGAGAAGGAGCTAATACCGAAACCGTTAAATATTCCAATTATCTCTTGCTTATGGAAATGGCAGAGAAAGGCGTACAGATACCAATGGATATACTGATCGAGGAAAGTTTAATCAATTCCTCGTCAAAGGAACGTATAAAGAAGGCAATGCAACAGGCACAAGCGGCGGCAGAAGCACAAGCCGGACAAGCGGTCTGATATACGCCAGTAGGCGTAAACGCGTAGATATACCCACGCTATTGAGGTATAAACTTAACAAAGGAGAGAACAATGACAGAAGAAGCCAAAGCAACAGTCGAAATCGTAGAACAGCCTGAACAGGGCGCAGAAGAACAGCCGATAACGGTTGACGAAGCGTCAGAAGCGGGTCTGACCCCAGAGGAAGTAGCTATGGGGAAGGAAAGCGGCGATATTGTGGACGAAAAGCCGGCAGACGAGAAGAAGGAAGGCGACGAAAAGAAAGACGACGACGCCAAGAAGGACGACGAACCGGTTAAGAAGGAAGCAAAGAAGGACGACGCCGAGAACGAGGACGACCCTGAAAAGGAAGCTGAACAGGTAAAGGACTATACGCCAAACGAGAAAGCGCAGTATTTCCAGAGAAAGAAGGAAAGAGCAAAGCGCCAGAAAGCGGAGCGTAAGTCAGAACTGTTGGAAATCAAGCTTAAAGCGGAGAAAGAAAAGACAGAACTTCTGAAGTCAGGTAAGAAAGTCGACGAAATGGAAGATTTAGACGCTGAACTTGACGCTGATCTAAAAGGTGGAGAGGAAAGCGACGACGACATAGTTACCAAAGGCGACCTGCGTAAGTCAGAGGAGAGGAAAGCAAAGAAACAGGAAACCCAAAGGGAACAAGCCAAAGCCGTAGCCCAGAGTCTTGACACCAGATACACAGAAGCGAGAGGAGAATACGCGAACTTCGACGCATTATGCGATCTGGCGGGCGAAATTATGGAAGAAGATGAAAAGGAAGGCGGCACATACGCGATAAAAGTAGTGCAGTTGGCAAACGACCTAGAGGGCGACGTAGCCGGTTATGTAATGAAACTGGCTAAACTCCACGACAAATACGACGAGGTATCTAAAGGTAAAGCCGAAAAATCGGAGAAAGACGGTAAAGTAGTAGAAGGTGCAGACAAAATAATCAATAATGCTTCCAAACGCACTACTTCAGCGGCAGTTGGCGGTGGGAATGGTAGACGTATCGTTACGGAAGATGATCTAACCGTGCAAGACGCGGCGAACTTATCAGACGAAGCATACGGAAAGCTATCCCCTGCAACCCGTGAACGGTTATTGAAGGCGTAGGGAGCGTGTGAAACTTAAAAGAGAGGTGTTATAATGGCTAATTCAGTAAGTATAAACGCTTTGCGTCCGGAAATCTGGGCAAAAGAGTTATGGAAAGACGCAATGGACAATATGTACTTTACCCAGAACGGTATGATGGGTAAGAACAAGAGCGACACCAATGCGGTAGTTTGGGTAAACAAAGACCTTCAGAAATCGAAGGGCGATACCGTGACAGTTCCTTTAACCACGAAGCTTTCCGGCAACGGAGTGGACGGCGATAGCGAACTGGAAGGTAACGAGGAAGCCATAAGCGCATATTCCGAGTCTATCTTGATAGACCAGAAGCGTTTTGGTGTAAGGCTCACAGGTCAGCTTGACGAGCAGAAGAACGCATACGATATGCGTACAGACGCGAAGAACAAGCTGTCTATCCGGTTACAGGAGTTTATCGAAAGACAGATCTTCCTGAAACTTGCCGGTGTAACGAACACGTCACTTACCGACATAGCCGGTACGGTTGTTGGTGCTACGTGTGCTTGGAGCAATACCCCGGATTATATAGCAGACGCAGATACAGCCGCAGGTTACGGCGACAGGTATCTTTGTGCTGACTATACTTCCGGTGCGGCGTCACTTGCTACAACTGACCTTCTGACCCCTGCTTTGATTAGCAGAGCGAAGATCAAGGCACAGATAGCAAACCCGAAGGTTCTGCCTTTGAGGATTAAAGGTAAGGACTATTACGTTCTGTTCGTACACCCGTATCAGGCATTTGACCTGAAGAACAACGCTACATATGCACAGGCGCAGAGAGAAGCGGCTTCGCGTGGTAGTGATAACCCGATTTTCACAGGTGCATTGGGTATCTGGGACGGCGTTATCGTTCACGAACACGAGTACGTGCCGTGGTTGGACATATCGGTAGCCGGTAACTCCTTTAGGGGTGCGGCGACAGGTACGAACTTCACAGCCGACTGTTGCAGGGCGCTCCTTTGTGGACGTCAGGCAGTAGCGTACGTTCAGGCGAAGAACCCGAACTCTTGGGTTGAAAAATCGTTTGACTACAAGAACAAGACCGGATTTGCCACAGGTTTGATCGGTGGTATTCAGAAGGTACTGTTCAACAGCAAGGAATACGGCGTAGTTGCGCTTGATACTGCAATTACTTCCCTTGTGTAAGGTAGTAAGGTAGAAACATAACAGGCGTGGGGGCAACCCTACGCCAGTTATTAACGAATAACCAATAAAAAGAGAGGTGTTACTATGGCGGCAATAACAAATCCGGGTACGAAGGTAACGGAGTTCTCTGGCGAATATAAACTAATCTCAATGTATAATCTGGCAATAGCAAGTGCGTCAGACACTATGACATTGAGTTTCGCAGATAACAACGTGGCTTCGATACAGAACGTAATTGTGTGTGCAAATGCAGGTCAGGACGCGGCTTTTACAGCCGTAGCGGTTTCCTTTTCCAGTCTTGTTATCACGATCACTTCTGTTGAACAGGACGGAACGGCTTCGACAGCGTGGACAGATACGACAGTAAATCTATTAGCGATAGTGAAATAAACCGGTAACAGCTTCATATTGAAGCAGAGGGGGACAAAATGGCGGCAATAACTAATCCCGCGACGAAAGTTACCGAGTTTCCCGGCGAATACAAGCTACTGTCAATGTATAACTTGGCTTTGGCGAGTGCGTCAGAAACAATGACACTTTCGTTCGCAGATAACAACATCACGGAAATACAGAACGCTATTGTGTGTATGAACGGTGGACAGGACGACGGCTTCCTTGAAGTCGCTTGCTCCTTTTCAGGGTTGGTAGTCACGATCACAGGCGTTGAAGAAGGTGGAGGGGCGGCAGACGAGTTCACAGGAACGACTGCAACCCTTCTTGTTGTAGGTAAATAAGGATAACCACCTATATACAGGGGTGTAAAAAGCCCCTGCATATGGGCTAAATAGGGGGAGATTATGGCAGACGTATCGAAAAAGGGAATACATCAGGGCGATATGGTAACGCTGATAAGGCTTATCAAGACGAACCTGAATGGGATAATGACACATCTGGACGCAGATACAGGCGTCACAGACACGACCTATAACTCTTTATGGGCTCTGACTCTCCCAGACGGGGGCGTAGAAGCTTCAGGAACAGGGTCAGGCGTAGCAGTAAACATAGACTTTTTGGGTCAGGCTTTCACAAACTACAATGGTATGATAGCGAAACTGAACTTGGACGCAGGGATCACAGCAACGAACTTCGCTGTTCTCACGTCTATTGTAGGAGAAGCGCTTGCGATATTTGCAGGTATGAACCAGTCAGACCAGATAGACGCTTTACAGACGATTATAACCGGTATTGCGACCCTTACAGCCAAGCTTGACGCTGACGGCGACGTAGCTTCGACTGATTATGCGGCAACGTATGACGTTCCGGACACAGTTGACGACAGTAACAGCCAGTAAGGTAAGGCAGAATAAAAAAATAAGGGGGAAATATGGCGGCTCCAAATCAGGTAAACAATAACGTAATATACTTTAACGCGGCGGCACAGACGCTTGCGACTATCCGTTTCAGGATAAAAGCTATTGTCTGGGTTTCGAGTGAAGGTGCAGGGCTAGATATAGCCGCAGACGACGATATGCTTCTCTCTGACGGCGAAGGGAACAAGATAGTAGGCAAACGTGCAGAAGCGGCAGGTCAAGGACTTGAACTGGCACTTCCGGGCGGTCTGGACGTAATGGGACTTACAGCAACAACGCTTGACGGTGGTGTGCTGTATGTAATAGGAGAAGCGCTGTAATGGCAATTACCTTTAACGAAGCGGGAATAACCTTTGATGAAGTTCTTTATACCTTCAATGGGGCTATCTATACGCCTACGAACCCTGCACAAGAAGGTAGACAGATCATTCTCTTTGATACGCCGGGGCAGTTGCTTGAAGTTCCGTTTATGATAAACGCAATAGCGTGGGTTTCAGACAGTACGAACCCTATTGACGCCGGAGATACCCTTCTTATTACCGATACCGACGGTAACAGAATAGCCGGTAAAGACGCCAAGAGCGTCGGGGACGGACTGGAAATGTCTATATTTGACGGTGGAATAAGGACAAATGGGGTCAGATTAGACGAATTGGACGGTGGAGTCTTATACGTATTCGGCGAGAGGTTATAATATGGCTTGGTCTGAAC